AACATGCTATCATCGGATGCGAAAAGAATCACGAAGGGATTTGGAACAAACTCTTATCTGGCGCCGTCAAACAACGAAATAAGCGACTTCGCCATAAAGTATAAGGAAACATTTTATGAATTCTACCAAGCCATGGCGAAGAGTAAGTATAGTCAGGTTACGGTGAGGTCAGCCTTTATTGGATTCGCGATTCTTTATCCGGGTCGAAAGGATGATATTCTTGGGTGGTGCAAATCGCTAGTGGATAACACATTTGCGGAAAAGAAGGATCCTCTCAACCTCTTCAGCAAGAAGTTTGATGAGTTGGAGGCAAAGAAGAGGAAAGACAAAGACTTGAGAGTCAAGACCGTGATTTTCTATTCGTATGCCCTAGCAATGGTGCAGGCAAAACTTGATGGTAAACCAATCAAGCGATTGAAGCCATTGGAATATTGCCCGCTTACGCAAACGACAATGAGCACGACAGATGGCGCCGCCGGTGGCAAAAAATGATCTTAGAGTATACTAGAACTAGGGAGAATGTTATTCCGCCGACTAGGGCAAACCCAAGTGATGCAGGGTTGGACTTGTTTTTCAACCCAGAAGATGGGCAAGAAATAACATTACAACCGGGAGGTACCGCCTTGTTCCAGACTGGATATAGGTTTGGCATCCCACATGGTTATTGCCTGGAGGTAAAGAACCGTTCAGGCAATGCGTCTAAGCGAAGTTTGCTTGTGGGAGCATGCATCATCGACCCAGGTTATGACGGAGAAGTCTTTGTTAATTTACACAACGTAGGCAAAGAGGAGCAAACAATTTACTTGGGCGACAAGATTGCCCAAGTAGTGATGTACCCGGTTGTACACTTTAAGGCATTCGAGAAGCATGACAAAGATTTGTACAATTATTATCCTATTGCTATGAGCGACAGGAAGGATGGCGCCTTGGGGAGTACTGACAAGAAAGGACGCCAGGGAGAACTCTTCGCGGATAATACTGTGCGAGAGTCTACTTTGCGATATGCTGACATGTATTTCGATCATGAAGGCGAAAGATGAATAAGTTCGGACTCTACCCTTTCCCAGGATGAGTCGTATGCTATAGCACGGGATGACGGCTCGGAAAGACGAGCACTTTGCGGGAGTAACTCAGTGGTAGAGTGTAACCTTGCCAAGGTTGAAGTCGTGGGTTCGAATCCCATTTCCCGCTCAATCAGTACAATATAGAAAGGAAGGATCTGAAAATGGATAAGCATACTAAGGAAGTAATGTTTAGCAGCAATGAAACATCTTGGGCAACCCCTCAAGGTTTTTTCGATATACTGGATGATAGGTTCAGGTTTGATCTTGATCCATGTGCATCGCCAGAAAATGCAAAATGCAAGAAGTATTATACAGAAGAAGACGATGGGTTGTCAAAAAGTTGGGGACGGAATAGAAACGTCTTTGTGAACCCCCCATACGGAAGGGACATAAAGAGGTGGATTCAAAAATCATACGAGGAAGCAAAGAACAACGGCAATACGGTTGTAATGCTTATACCGGCGAGGACTGACACTTCCTATTGGCACGAATATTGTATGAGGGCAGCAGAGATATACTTTGTGAAGGGTAGATTGAAGTTTGGAGATGCCAAATCCGGCGCTCCTTTCCCTTCTGCGGTTGTGGTGTTTAATTGGTACCACCGCGGCCTTGCGCCACTCGTGGGGTCAATAGAGAGATAGGGAACTAGTTATTTGTGTGACAAAGATATTGCCGCATACGTGCTTTGTGATGATATTGTTCGCGAACATTTCACTTGGTTGTTTCGCGATATCATCTAAAATGCACATATGGAATAGGATTGACGGGACATACGACTGTGTTACACCCAGCGACTTTACTCGTATTCCGGGATTCAAATTTACATACCAAAAGCAGGATAATTGCAAACTGTATCCCAAGGAGGCGGTGTCTATTGGACTGAATGTTTTTTACCTTTATTGGTATGCGGCTTTTGGTGATACCGCTGACGCTGTGTTGAGTAACCTCAACAATCTTATAATAGAGTGGCGCACCGAGAAGATGACATTCCGGAATGGGTATCAAATGGACGGCACATTCGTGCCAGAGGGTGTAGCTATAGGGTTGGCACATGGGAAGGGTCTTATACAGGTATATGTCCCAGAAGGCGCTTCTATAGAAGAGACTTCTTTTGTTCATGAGTTGATTCACATTTCCATTAATGCTGCCTCTGGAACGGATCATGGGGATCCGGATCACGAGGGAGATAAATACCCGGGATGGACTGCTAGGCATACTCAATTGATACCAGAGATCAACAGCGCTTTACGCGCAATTATGGAAATAAGACATGGTTCGGAAGATCAGAAAGAAATCGACCCTCGACAATAAGAGGGCACAAAAAGAATTACAAGCAAAATTAAATATGTTCGACCGTCTGCCCGATGAATGCAGCGCGTGTTGCGATCCATTCAATAAGGCAGATAGAGAGATGGTGACTACGTGGAATGTGGTTGTGCGCAACGAAGAGAAAGTAGTTAGACTTTATTGCCCATCTTGCTGGCAACACGCCATAAGCGTGTTGGAAGAATACGCTCAAAAGCAATGATAATAGGATTTGAAGATAAAGATAGCACCTATGCTAATCTCTTAATTAAGTTAAAGCACGAAGGCATCACTAAACGAGAGTTTTTTCGGGGTGTCGTATCCTCTTTTCTAGAGGAGGATCCTTTGTTTATGGAATATATTCTATCATTCAAGAAGAGAAAAAATTTATATACGATGACTAGGCAGAAAATACTTGACAAAGAGAGAGAATTGCTGTACAATAAAGAAAAACAATTTGGACTATCAAAAGACGAGATAGAAGATTTGTTTGACATGTTTGATGAGGAGTTGGGTATATAACATGAAAGAATGTGCTAATGAGTGTGTGGCAGCGAACAAGAATTGTAATAAAAAGGAGTGCCGCCTTTGGATGGATTGTGATGAAGATTTGAACTGTAGTTTGGTCTCTATAGAGAAGAATGGGGCGATGACCCTTCATCAGGTGGGAGATAAATTAAACCTAAGTTTTGTCCGCATTAAGCAGATACAAGATTTGGCACTTGATAAAATTGATAAAGATAAGTTGCGAGATGAATTTTTTGTTCTCGATGATGGCTTTTTCTAGTTTTTGAAAACTATTTATAATCGTAAAAGTGTAGCATATCATATTTGCACACAAAAGGAGATCTTCTATCATGACTAAAAAGAAAACATTGCTCAAGGAAGGGACTGTACGCCAATTTATGAAATTGGCGAACATAGAACCTCTCACTCCCGGTTTCGTCGAGAAACTTTATGAAGGAGAGGAAGTCCAAGAAGAGGAAGTCCAAGAAGAGGAAGTCCAAGAAGAGGGCACCAAGAAAGATGACGAACTCAATGATACGGAAGATGACGGTGCGCGCGGCGAGAAGAAGGGCGATGAAGCATATGTAAACGAGCAAGAAGAGGTAGAAGTCGAAGACGAAGTGGAACTTGGCGGCGAGGAAGTACTTGGCGGCGAGGAAGAGGAAGAGGTGGATGTTACTGCTCTTGTTCGGGCAATTGCTGATGCTGTAGAAGCGCACACTGGAGTCTCTGTCGATGTGGCAGATGAGGACGCGGGCGAAGAAGTAGAACTTGGCGCGGAAGAAGAAGTAGAACTTGGCGATGGCGAAGAAGTAGAACTTGGCGCCGAAGAAGAGGTCGAAGAATTAGAGGAAAGCGAAGAGGTCCAAGAAGAGACCCAAGATTTGGAGGAGATAATCTCCACCATCGCTGAAAACGTCACAAAGCGTCTCGAAGAGATGGCAAAAAAAAAAATAAAAATGCATGAAGGTCCGTGGGACACTTGGTCCAACGCGATAGATATGGGATTGGGCGGCGGCGGCGGCAAAGAGTTTGAAAAACAAGATTATGCCGCTAAGGTTGCTCACGGAATGGCACAACGCGCCAAGAGACTCCCGTCTGAAGACCCGGCACTCTCGCGCAAGAAGCACGCAGCGCGCAAAAAGCGTGGAGAAAAATCAAAGCGCGCACGAACAGGATATGAAGATATCACCACTGCTATAAAGGCGCACCCTAATGCTCCCGAGGGATTCGGGGGTGGTCAAAAAGATGTAGATGAACTCGCATCCGCCCTGGGATTACGCGCTGGAAAAGATTTTAGAAATTATCCTCAAATGAAGAAAGCAGTATTGAAAGCGCTCGACGGAACGCCAAAGGCACCTGAAAAGAAACTCCCCGGCAATAAACGCCCAGGAGGACCGCGAAAGGTTATCCAACCAAGGCGCCTTACCATGAGAGACGTTTCATGATGATCGATATAGTTGATAAACAGTAAAATAAAAAACCACCTTCGGGTGGTTTTTTGCTTGACAAACGATCAAAATGTGTATATAATATACGTGAGATCATTTTAGGAAAACTAATTATTGAGGGTGAATAAATTATTATGGAATATATGCGGCAATGTTTTTCTTTTTTCGCGCAATTGTTTACGAGGTGTACTACGGGATTCTCCTGCTCCCACTCCTATGTGCGCATAAGTACTACTGGAAGAAGGTATTACACTTCAAGGACAAGAGGAAAATAAGGAGATTAGCATATTATTTCTTAAAATCTCAAAAATATGAAAGGAAGATAGAGATGAATAAAATCGATAAATATCGGAGGATCAATGGCGACTAAGCACTATCTCAGCACAAAAGATGGTTTAAACCAGAAAATTTTAGAGGGGGTTAATAAGTTAGCAGACAATGTTGCTGCTACGATGGGACCGAAAGGGAGAAATGTTATACTTCATGCGCCCGGACACAACCCCATGATTACCAAGGATGGAGTAACTGTTGCCAAATTTGTGGATTTTGAAGATCCCTTTGAAAACGTTGGCGCCCAAATAATTAAACAAGCAAGCGAGGAGACCAACAGCAATGCTGGGGATGGAACTACGACCGCGACAGTTCTTGCCCGGGCAATTTTAGTAGAGGCACAGAAGCATTTGGTAGCAGGTCTTTCGCCCGTTGAACTCAAGAGGGGCATTGATAAGGCAACTGAAATTATGGTCGAGAACCTGAGAAGCGATGCGCGCAAGGTAACAAGACTGGAAGACATAGAAGACATTGCCACAATTTCTGCCAATGGCGATAGGACAATAGGGAAACTTCTTTCTACTGCGATTGACATGATAGGTAACGACGGCAGCATAACCATCGAAGAGGCAAGATCCCTAGACACTTCTCTGGATGTCATGGAAGGATTCAGGTTTGATAGTGGGTATACTGCAACTGCCTTCGTCAATGATGAGAGGAGGGGTCTGATGCGATATGATAACCCCCTCTATTTGGTGACAGATGAGAAGATTGAGTTTGTTGAAGATATCCTTCCCGTTCTAGAACTGGCGGCGCGAGACGGTAGACCACTCATAGTGGTGTGCGAAGAGGTGGAGGGTCAGGCGCTAGCTGCCATGATCATGAATGCAGTCCGCGGCACCATGAAGGTTGCAGCGATAAAGGCGCCCAACTATGGCGAAGAGCGCAGGAATATTTTAGAGGATCTTTGCGTGAGTGTGGGTGCAACTTTTGTTTCCCGCAGTTCAGGCATGCAGTTGAAAGATGTGAAGTTGCAGCACCTAGGAAGTTCCAAGACAATTGAATGCGAGAAGTTTTCTACCACCATAGTAGGTGGGAAGGGGGAAGAGGATAAGGTGCAAGAGAAGATCGATGCGCTTAAGAGTCTTTTCGAGAAAACAAGTGGCATGCATGAGTGCGAAAGGATACAAGAGAGAATAACGAGATTGGCGAGCGGAATTGCTGTCATTAGTGTTGGTGGCGCCACAGAAATAGAGATGACTGAGAAAAAGCACCGTGTCGAAGACGCACTTGAGGCGGTAAAGTCGGCACAAAAAGAGGGTATCGTGGTAGGCGGCGGAATGGCACTCCTAAGCGTTGCTTCTCGATTGAACCTGGCAGATTTTTGTGAGGAAGGCACAGAAGAATCATGCGGCGCTAGCATTGTCTTGAGAGCGGTTGCGGCACCTCTGCGCCAAATGGTAGAAAACGCAGGGGGCAAGCCAGATGTTATATTGAACGCAGCAAGAGAGTTAGATGCTGGTCGCGGATTTGATTTGCGTAAGGATTTTGGAGAATGCGAGGCAGTGGATATGTTCGAAGAGGGGATCATAGATCCACTAAAGGTGGTAAGATCTGCACTTCAGAACGCTGCATCGGCAGCAGGAACTCTTTTGACTAGCAGTCATGCGATTATATCCAAATAGGGAACTACTTATAAATATTGCACGGGGGAATCGTTGTGGCGTCAACAAAAGAAACAAAAGAAGTTTGTTTAACAATGCTGGATGGGAAATTGGATATGCTGGACATGAAAATAGATGAGTTAAAAGAAAAGCAAGAAGACATGGCCGAGGACATATCAAAGGTGAAAGAGGCAGTTTACCACCCGGATGAAGGATTGTACGCTAGGTTACGAGAATTAGAATCATGGCAGAAAACTTCTACTCGGTTCATATGGATGCTAGTGTCTTCTACCCTCGGAATATTCGCCTATATTGTTACTAAAATTTTATCTTAATTTTTTACTTGACAAGCGGCGCAAGATGCGATATAATATATTATTAGAAAATGGAAGGAGATCTTTTAATGGTAAAAGAGGTTAAAATATCTCTAAGGGGAGCACTAGAAGATCTCCCGGAAGAGATGGCAGAGTTGCTAGAGATAGCATCTGCCAAGATGAGGGGCGGCACCTCTGTCCTGGATCGAGCAGTGAAAAGATTGGCGGATAGCGGAAGCATCAAGCATGCTCTGGTAGACTTGGAAGAGGTAAGGTTGCTTCTTTATAAGTTAGATAATAGAATAGGAGATTGTATGAGTATCCTAGAGGGATATGCCCAGCACCATTCGGGCGCTGAATTATTGCCCGAACCAGATCTCCCGCCGGAGATGAAAGAGGATGAGTAGTGTCCCCTATGAGAGAGGAGATCTGGTATACTTGCGCCAAGGATGCCTCCTGTTTGATTGGGTGGATTTTAGAGCGGCGCACAGATGCTCGCCAGATGATTACGGCATGGCGATGGCAACACTTGGTTACGCTAGAGTGAGCAAACCATCGGTGGGCATGATTCTCCAAAGGAGCGATCATATGGAGGATAAATATGTGGTTTTCTGGAAGGGCAAATTACATATTGTGCATGCGCGCGAGTGTCGTGGACTAAATAATAAAAAAAGAAAGGGCAAAAAATGCTTATAAAACTTATAGAAGTAACAAAAAGGGCGAGCGTGGGAAGTAGTCGCGGATATGACATGGGAGAAGTTTTTGTAAACCCGGAAAATATTGTAAACATCCGGGAAGACACTAGTCTCAATTCCCTCTTTCAGGAGGGAAAATTACCGTGGAAAGAACTC